AACTAACAATAATATAATCTCAGACCCAAGCAATCAAGAAGCTAAAGTTTTAATTGATAACGCTGTAGATGAAACTTTAATTACTGAAGACTTCCCAAGGTTAATGCCTGGTGAAGGGTCAAACCAACAAACAATAGAAGAAACTTTTAATCAAGAAATCCTTGATAATAAAAATAATGTTGTAAAAGACCCTAAGAAAAGTTTCTTATCTAAGCTATGGGATGGTGTTAAGGATGTAATAGTAACACAAGTCCAAGACCCTGCAAACCAACGAGCACTCTTTGCATACGCTGTTAGTCGTGCTTTGGGATACGATGGGGTTACCCTTGCAAGCCAAGTATTAGCTAATGAGTGGGAGCAAAAAGCTGCTACTACAAAACATGAGCGAGAGCTTGAGCGTATCTATGGTAAAGAGAAAATAGCTGCAATGAAAAAGCAAAGAGAAAATCAAACTATTGATTACTCTAAACCTGTTGTTCTTTATAATGCAGATCAGAATCAAAACGTTACAGTATATTTATCTAAAGACAATCAAAGCTTTACATTTGGAACTGGAGATACGCAACCCTACTCAATACAATCTTTATTAAGTAAAGGGTATGTTGTTGGTGAGGGGCTAGACTTTGAAGATCAAAGGCAAGTACTCACTGACTTTATGTTAACAGATGCAGAAACAATAACTGGTGATTTGATTGATGAGTTAAATGCTAATGAAGATATAAAGCCTGGTGTTAGGCAAGGTATTATTAAGGAGCTTAACAACGCTAAGTCACCTTATGTTATTAGAGAAGCTATGGTTGCTTTTACTAACAAGTATGGTAAAACAGCAGATTATAATTCTAGTGATGTTCAGGCTATGGCTAGCAGAGGTATTCAAAATTACCTTCGTGCAGTATCTCAGGGTAGAGCTAAAGGTTCTAAAGATCTTATAGGTTATATGGACTATGAAGCACTTACGTACGACATTAGTAAAACTAATATACCAGAAGCATTCTTTAGTATTGCTGGTAATCCAGAGCAAGAGATAGGTGTTAACGGTTGGTCTCGTACTAACAATGTAGTAGGTAAAATTACGAATAACATTAACTCAAGATTAGGTAAAGGTTCTTACACAGAGGCAGATATATATGGTGTATTGTCTGACGAATTCCTTAAAGAATTTGGAGATGGTACAAATAAGTTTGCTACTTACTGGACCAAAGCATCTAAAAATACTTCAGATAAAAAAGCTGAAGCTGTATCACCAGCTATGTTGTGGATTCAAGGTATTGTATCAGGACAAGAAGCATCACCTGATTACAAATCTCCAAGCTTAAAAGAAGTACTTGATATGCTAGCTGATAGAAAGAAATCCTAACCTGATTACAGGAGAATAGTCGATTATGAGCGACAACAAACAAGTATATTATGGGCAAGACGCAATAGCTCAAGTCGAACAAAACATAGGTAGAGAACTAACCTATGCGGAGAAACGAGTAGTTGAGGAAGAGGGGTACGTTGCTACCCCTTACCTTGACACTAAAGGTATTATTACACAGGGAGTTGGTCAAACTGGGGAATGGATTGAAAAAGGTTTTGAAGCTGCTTATCAACACCACGTTGACAGAGCTGAAAGACGAATCCCAGGCCTAAGAGATCTACCAGAAGCCTTGCAAGCTGAGCTAATACAAGCTGAGTATAGAGGTGACTTGGGTACTTCTCCGACTTTTGTACGATTATTAAATGAAGGTAACTACGAAGAAGCGTCTTCTGAGTTCCTTGATAACAATGATTATCGCAGATCACAGGAAGAAGGTACAGGCGTGCACAAGAGAATGAAAAAAGTCTCTGATGCAGTAGCCTCTTATGCCTCAGAAAAGAGGAGAGCAGTACCTGAGGCTGCACTTCTCACAGACGACTTTCAAGTCGGAAACTCAGGGTTCTCTTTTCTTGACGGTGATACTATCATTAATCAAGAAACTGGGGAGCGTGTTAGGTTTCCAGAAATAGACTTAGCTGAGCTTACTAAAGTAACTCGTGAAGAGGGTTACTCAGTAGGTGAAGCTGGTGGTGAGAAGGTAAAACAATATGTTTCTTATCTTGCCAATAAGTATGGATACACAAACGTAACAACAACTGATAAAGAAGATAAGTATGGTCGTAAGATTGGGGACCTTAGGGACTCCAATGGAAACTCTTTTACTAACTTCTTGATTAGTGCAGGTATCGCAAGGCCTACCTTTATAGGTGAATCTACACACATGATGTCTGATGATAGCTATACAAGGTTTTTGTATGGTGAAGGTCTTAGAGCCCTGCGTAAGGATGAACCACAAACAGATTATGAACTAGCTTCAGAGCTAATTAAAGTAGCAAGCCTTGATCCTACTAATGGTGTACCTCTTGCTAAGATGGATGCATTTAATGAGGAAGAGTATGCTTCATTTCCTGATTTGTTTTCGGGTGTAGTCTTAAGAAACAAAGATGCAAACTTTGATAACACATCTAAAACACCATGGTCTGATGCATGGGGTGCAGGTATTAGTTCTGCAAGTAATGCTTTTAAGCTTACTGGTGCAGCTCTTATGGATACTATGGACCTTGATAATGCTCAAGCCTGGCTAGAAGGTAGTGTAGCTGAAAGTAAATTTACATTAGCTAGAGCACCTAAGGTTAGACTTAGTTATAAGGATGTAGATTGGACTTCGTTCGATCAGGTTACAGAGTTCTTAGGTGCTAATGTTGCAATGTCCTTGCCGTTTATGGGTGTTACTGCAGCTTCGGTACTTGCTGCTCCATTTACATATGGTGGTAGTCTTGCAGCACCTGTAGCTATGTACTCAGGTATGATACTTGATGAAATGCCAGGCAGAATGGAAGATAAAAGCTATGGTGCAGCCCTTGCTGGTGGTACTCTTGCAGCTGCATTGGATCGTTTAGGTCTTAAGGCAGCAATGGGTACTTTTACGCCTAGTCATTTTCTTACAGGAGAAGCTAAAGAAAAAGCATTAGATGCTATATTGCAAGCTGGTATGGCTGAAACTAGAGATCAAGCTAAACAAGTATTAGCTAACTCTACTAAACGTGAGCTGCTATCTTATGTAGGGGATGCTGGTGATTTTGTAAAGAACCAAATTACTAAGTCATACATTTTAAAACAGACAGCTAAACGATTGGCTGTTGCTGGTGGTATTGAGGGGTCTACAGAGGTTCTCCAAGAGCTTACCCAATACACTGCGGCTGTACTTGGATCTGATAAAACTTGGGACTACGCTGAGTTAGAAGAACGTATGGCTAATGCTTTGATTGCTGGTGGTATGATTGGTAGTGCCTTCTCTGTACCTGGCGCTGCATTTCAAGCAGGTTCATGGACAGATGCAGGTGTTGCTAAATCTGAGTATGATAAAAGATTTGATGATGCTACTACAGGGTTTAGGCAAGAAGCGGCTGATGATACTTCTGATGGGACAAAGATAGGCGTAGTGCCTAGTATTACATACAAGTTAAACAATGTATGGCGAAGTCTTAGAAGTAGAGATGAAGCTGATAGAAGGTCTGGTAGAGACCCTGACAGCAGGGAAAAGTTTGATACAGTAGCAGATGCTGGTGAGACTAGAAGAGAAGAGCGTACTCGTACACAAAAGCTTAAGGATGCTTTGTCAGATCCTGTAGCGGCATTACGTACCGCTCTAGATACTCGCATTACCACTGATATGCTACAAAAAAGTAAAGCACTACGATTACTATACGATCAGTTTGGTGGTAGAAAAAATAAAACATATGGTGGTGTAGACTTTCAGAATGATAAGATACTTAACTTTACACACTTTGAAAGTTTCTTACGTCCTATTGAGGATGTCCTAAGTAGCTTTAAGGTTAAGGCTAAGTCTTATGGTAAAAGAAAGAAAGCTATATCAGCTTTAATGTATGACTTTTATTTATCGGAAATAAAACCTATTACTGATGGTAAAGGTAATAAGAAACACATGGGTGTGGATCAGATCTTAGAGGCTATTGATTGGAATAACTTATCCAAGCAAGAGTTTACAGACAACGCTCAAGCTATCAAAGAGTTTATGGCTGATCTGTATGCAGTAGATGATGCAATGTTTCGTAACATTACAGCAGTTCAAGAAGCCACAGGTGAAACTAGAATTGGTAACTTGCAAGACCACATCTTTAGAAGTAAAACATTTTTAAAATCAGCTATAGCTAAGGATAGAGCTAAGTTCTCTAAGTTGTTACAAGAAGAGTATGACTTAAGCCCTGAGGTAGCCAATGCTGTTACTGATTTAATAGTTGATAATCCAGATGTTAACACATTAGATGAAGCCTTTGACTTAACTAAGGGTGGTATCTTCCCCAAGACACACAAGAGACGTTCATTAAATATCTCTGATAACCCTAAGTTTTCTAATTACTTAGAGCAAGATCTGTTTAGAAACCTTGAGAACCTAATGAAAGGTTCTGCACGTTACATGACTATGAGTAGGTTTATTGGTCGTGACAGTAAGGTTCTTATGGAACAGCTTAGACAAGTATATGAGGACCTAAGGGGTGACGCTGAGATCGGGTCAGAAGCTGAGATAGCAGCCCGAGAAGCTATAGAAGATATTGCATCAGACATTAGAGATTTGGTTAACGCTGATTCTGGTAACTATAAAAGGATTGATAATACAGCTATACGTGGAGCACAAAAGTTCTTAACTGTTACAGCTACATTATCTATGTTACCACTAGCAGCTATATCATCTATTGTAGAACTTGCCTTAGTATCTAAAGGTGCATCATTACGTAACTTACATAAGAATGCAGGATCATTTGGGATGCTGGCAGGTAAGGAAATGTATGAGTACTTTAGAGAGATGGGTAGGATCACTGGTGTTGCACCTAAGTTTAGTACATTTGACTGGCAGTTAAAGTCAAGAGCTAAAAGATTAGGTGAGGACTACAGGCACAAGGATATTGATGACCCCCGTAAGATGATGAGAGAAGCAGGCTTCCTGTCGCAAAAGACTGGTGCTGCTACAGTAGTCGGTGTATCTGAGACTAACCAGTTTACAGAAGCATTGATGAACTCGTTCTTTAAAATTATTGGTTTGCAAGGTATTACTAACCTTACACGTACCATGAGGGCAGCTATCTACAATGATTTCTTAATAGAAAATATTGACATCATCCATAGACAAGAAGGTAAACCACCTACTAATGAATCTATGGAAGCTGAAAAGATGTTAAGGTATATGGGTATACCTATAGATAGAATGCTAGAGCTATCTCGTAGACTGATGGTAGCTCAAGACATGGGTGTAATGCCTGATGAAGCTTTGCTTGCTGCTTGGGATAAAGAGTTTAACAATGGTTTGATAAACTTTATTAATGCTGCAGTACCAATGCCAGGTGCTATGAGTAGACCTTTGTTCTACAGTAACCCGCACTTTGCAATGTTTACGCAGTTCCAAGGTTTTATCTCTGAGTTTACAGCAAATCACTTACCTAATATGTGGGATAGTATTAAGACTGCAAATCCAGGCATGAAGTTCTCAGCCTTTGCATCAATCATGTCTATGCTTATGTTAGGTTACGCTTCACAACATCTTAAAGATCTCATCAAGTTTGGTGAATCATCACCATATCTTTCTGATCAAGAGAAATATTTGAGAGCCTTGTACTCTACAGGGTTGTTAGGTACAACAGAAAGAATATGGAGTAACAATTATGTCTTGCCTCTCTACAAGGATAGAAGTAGAAATGCAGGAGAAGCAGTTTGGAATCTTGTATCAGGAGAAGCCCCTGTTGCAGGTATCTTTGAAAACATAGTGGGCTTCGGACAGGGTGTCATGGAGGGTAGTTCCCGTAGTATTATGAAGAGAGGCTTAGGCTTAACTCCGCTAGGTCCCTTTAAACATAGACTGTATGACACATCTGTAGAACAAGGTTGGATAACAGGAGAATAGTAAATGGCTAGAAGAGCAGGCGGGTCTACGATTGTAGGCCCCAAGGAACTTACAGCAGAAGAGATGGATCAAAGGCTAGAGGAACAGCTAGCACAGTTACGAGGTCAGGCTGAGGAAGGCAGGGCTGAACGTGAAAGAATGGATGAAGAGTTTGGGCCAACGGAAGGCCTTCTTCCTTCAGATGATTTGGAACAGCGTCTTGTTACTGAGACTACAGCTGACCCGAGTCAAGTAGACTTAGCACCCCCTCAAGCCCAACAGGGTATTGATGAAGACCCAAGGGCAGCACAGCGTGAAGCTGAAAGAGTCCCAGGATTACTTGAGCGTACAGGTATACAACCTGCACAACAAGGTGAGACTGTTGGTTTGTTAGGTGTAGAGGAATCTTTAGGTCATGACATGACTAACAGATTAAGAGGTTTTGCTGATACAATATCTAATCAACTTGACCCTATATCTCTACCTATAAAGCAAGCAACTGATATGGACCCTAATAATCCATTGTTTGATAGTCAGTTAGAAAAGTTTAACAGGGATGACAAAGAGACTACCATGCGTATGAACAAGGGCCCAAGCTCCCTTGCTCTTACAAAGTCTAACCTACTATTATCTAGACAAGGTTTGGGTATAGGTCAATGGAACCCTAAGTGGAATCCAGCTGAAGTAGATATAGATGGAGATGGTAAACTAACTAACTATAATGACCTAACGACCACACAGCCTGCAATAATTAACCCAGTGTATGGGCTAGCTATTGCTTCTGTAATAGAACCATTTATGTTACAGCAAGAAGCTATGGGTGCTACTCAGGAAGTAGAAGCTCAACGTGGAAGACCACAAGAGATGGAGCAAGACTTCTCTATGCAGGGCTTAGGTCGTGAGTTGTTTAAGGGTGTACGTAAGATGCGTTCTGAAATGGAAGGTGAATCTTCTGATGCATACGTACAAGACTACAATAACATGACACCTGAAGCCTTTGAGTTATTAGGTAAGTGGGGTATGGATACCTACGCCCAAGCTAATCCTAACATGGTAACTATATTACCAGGTCAGAAGGGTGAGGCTACTAGAGGTTATGCACTAACTAGAGAAGGTTTTGAAACTTTAGAAAAAGAAGTACACAAGTACAGACCTGTGGACTTTGACTACCCGTTGATGGTTAGTAAATCACCAACAGGTGGCATGGAGTTTGAAGGCTCTCTGGCTAGAACTAGCACTGGTCAAAACCCTAACCCCGATCCTGATGTTGTGCAAGAAGCAAAGCAAAATGCCCATGAGGTAGATGTTGTATTTGATAATCAAAGATCTAAGATTGCTTTGATGTTTGGTTCTTATGCGTTTGCTACTAATCCTATATCATCAGGTAGAGGTACGGGTGGTAACTACACTCACAATGCTTTTGATTTAGGTGAGCAAAGATACAATAAAATTTTAGGGATAGCTAAGAAGCAGGAAACTATTGTTCAGAAAAAACAAATAGCTTTGAAAGAAGCACAAGCTGCGTATACAGAAAACCCTTTACCATTTTTAATGTATAAGATTAATAAATTAAAAGAGGATATAACGTTTAGGCAAGAGCTTGTTAGAAAGTTTAGTGACCCTAACGTACTTAGGAACTTGTACTATCAGAATGCTAACAAACACTTAGAGGTTTTAGTTAACCTAGCTAAGTATGATGGACAAGTGTTCCACTATAGCTACTTTAATCAGAAAGCTACTCAAAGACTTACTACTCATCAAAACAAGATGTCATTCCAAAACAGTCACCTTGTTAGAAACATAGTAGGATCTGGTGTTAAGTATCAGATACAACCCCGAAGTGGATCTCCAATGGAAAAGAACTTCTTAGAGAACATGGGGTATTTATTCTTTGATGGTGCTGGATTAATACCTGAAGCATCTGTAAAGAATGCTAGGGAACATATGTATGGTAGAACACCTAGGTATAACAAACTAGTAGCTATTGGTACTAAGATTAAAAATGCACTAGACAACTATGATCCTACTGCTACACAGAATCAACTCAAGAATGTTAAGAGTACTCCTAAGGGTATCTCGGGTGTAGATGGAATCAAAGCTACTTTGCCTCAGGTTCTTCTACAAGATATGGATGTTAAGTCTTTCTTAGAATCTATAACTAATGAGAACGATTCGCACAAACACTTTATTCAAGTGGTAGATTATTTAGTTGAGTTAGCAAAGTATGATGCAGCTGTAAAGTCTGGATCATCATTTCATACATCTATAAATGCTATAGAGATTGATGGGATATCTAACGGGCTAGCATCTATGTTTGCTGCTTTAGGCATGGAGTCTAAGTTGTATCGTGTAGGTGTTAAGAGAGCTGCAGGTCAAGAGAAAATACTAGGTAACTTTAAAGACATACCTAACAGGGATGCCTATGAAGGAGACATAAGAGATACTCTGCAAGAAAACCTTGAAGAAATTATGAATGGCGAGGTTGGTTCTACTGTATTGCATGATGCCGCTTGGATGCGTAAGTATGGATACAATGAAGCGCAAGTAGATATGCTTAGGGATATGATTACATTAGCATCAGAAGATAAAGGTAACTTTAGGAAGATGCCGTTGATGACATTCAGTTACGGGCAAGAACTACAGAACCTTATTGATTCCGTGTATGATACTATACTAAGTAACCCAGAGCTTGAGACTCTAATTAAAAGTGATTTCCCTGGGGGTGTACCTAAAGCTGCAGAGTTCCTTAATGATTTCAGAAATCAAGCTATTGAGCTAACATTAGGTAATGAGATAACTAACTTTGCATCTAGCCTAAAAAGATTTGTAGAAGTGTCTGCTTTGTACGGTAGACCTGTAACTCTTGATAGTCCTTCAGGTGGCAAGGTATCCTTTGGTGGGTTTGTAACTAAGGATGATCCTACAAGATCTACTTACAAGACGCAAGCTGCTGCCCCAGTAGATACTTCTGGAAGAAGATTGAACAGGAAAAAGCTTGAGGCTCAACTAGAAAAGACTACTGATCCTAAACGTAAAGCTGCAATACAAAAACAGATTGATAGAATACCACCAGAAACTAAGGTAGTTGTTACACCTAAAGTACGGGAGTTTACTCCGTATGCTGAGAAGCAAGGCATGATAGGTGCAAGGGCTAGGGGTTCTATCTTGATTGCATTTGGTCAGGGATATGACGGTGCTACTATGTTAAATGTATTTGCTGGAAAGAACTGGCAGAATATTACAAGAGAAAATAAAGGGAAGGGACCTTTTGTACTACCTATTTATGATGCTATTGTAACAGACTTAGGTTCTATGACAGCTTCTCGTAGAGCTATTAATAACTCTTGGTTAGACCTAACTACATCAGGTGGTGTACTTAAAAGTTTAGAAAAGAATGTTATTGGTAATGTACATTTTGGTAGAAAAGATTACATGGGCAAGAACTTGAAGTCTGCTATAGACATGGAAGCTGATGGTGATCTTGTGAAATGGGTAGCTAGTAAACTTGTTAGATTATCTACAGCTAATCCTGATGTAAAAGAAACTGGAAGAACTTTCAGGGATAGATTGTTGGAAGAGACAGCAACATATGGAGATCTCGTAGCTGCTCAAGAGTTCTTGTTAAGAAATGAATACACCATTGATGGTCAATCTCCACAAGAACAAGTAGGGAAGCTAGTCAGGGATGCTATTAAGAACTCAAGGAAGGCAGCTCAGAATATCAAAAAGGATTATGATGTTATGGGCACAGAAGCAGAGGTACTACAGTATGCTGCTGATGATTTAAAACTTAGCAAAGTCCTTAAAGCTTTTGACGAGCAGTGAGAACTTACCCGACATATAACAACTAAAAAAATAAGGGGCCCGCTAAGGCCCCTCTTGGACCCCTTTATTGGGGTCCTTTTTTTTTTAATAACCTTTCTTATTTAGAATAGGTTGTGCTTCTTTCACTGTAGCTCTAGCTTTGTTTGCTAAATCATTAGCCATTGCCTCGGCCCTTTCAGGCTCCATCCCTTGGGCAATATAACCTGCAAAGTTTTCTGCAGCTACGTGTTCAATGATAGCCTCGTTGATCTCTGGTGTATATGCAAGTGCTGGATCAAGACCTAGCTCCTCTACGTATTCCATATCATCAATACCATCATGTCTCATAATGTTATATGATTTCTTTTCACTCATTGTTATTCATCCTTGACGAAGATACCATCTACCATTCGCCCTGTTCGTTTACTAATAACCTCATATGCTTCGTTAAGGCAATCGTATAGGTTTGTATTCCAAAGCTTAGCTTGCATAATCAGGGTTACTAAGATATCACCGATAGCATCTACAGCTTCATCCTTGTCATCAGCTTTAATAGCTTCAAACAATTCTATTACTTCTTCTTCCGTCTTGGTAAACTGTTTTAGTTTTCTTTCTGTAGTTGGAGGATCGTAGGTTAGAATCCCCTTATCATACCCCCAGTCTACAACTTTGTTTTCTAGATCTTCAAAGATCTCATAACCACTAGACATTTTCATTCATTACCTCCAAAGACCCAAGGGAAATCATATTGGCGTAAAGACCCAGTGCACCTATCATTGCGATGTTAGAAACTTTACCGTTATACTTATGGACTAACTCCTCAATATCTCTTACCATCTCTTGCTCTGTCTCGAAGTGGTCCTCAGTTAGCACTGGTGCTTCAGTATCCACTACACCAGGCATTTTTACTACTTTATTTTTCTTCATATAATTATCCTTAGGTTAAGAAAAGAAATAATCTGAGCTAACTACCTCTTCAACTTTCAAGGTACCTAGTTCAGGTTGTGTTACAGAGTATCCTCTGAAGTCATCAATCAACATAGATTGAATCGTATCAAAGAAATTATCTACATTATATAACATGGCGAACTGCCACTTAGTATGTTCTATTAGTTTATCTACATCGCATGCATGGGTAGAGAACGAGTCATGCACAGCACCAAAGGTTCCAGGGAATGCTTTGATTACCATAGCCATATGTGCTGCATCCATTGAGTGCACAAAGTTAGGTGAACATCCAGATGCAAACGATCTACGACAGGGTATTAAGTTACCATCTTTAGTTACTACAGGTATCTTAACGCTATGACCTATACGACCCAAGGTTCTTATGGTGCTTCTAAACGTCATGTTCTTTTGCTTCCACACTTCGTATAGCACAGGGAACCCTGAGGGTGTAGTCCATTCCAGGCAAGGCTTACCACTATCTATTATAAAGTTAGTTACCTTTTGCAAGAACTTCATGGTCTTTAGGGGACCTACACATGTATCGTTGATAGCAAGTATTAAGTTCTTAGCAAGCAAATCACAGTCCTCTCTAGTGATCTTATACTTCTTATCGTAACCTTCTACTTTACAATCATGATACATATTCTCTGCGATCTTACGTTGTCCTGCAGAGTAGGCTCTTGTCATAGACCCACGTTTAGCAATGCCCTTACGTATAGACTTCATTGGCATGTTACGTTCAGCAAACCATTCAGGCATACGAGCGATCAAACGTTTCGCAACCTGTACATAAAAGTCTTTTTGTATACTCTGAGGAACAAGTGATACTAACTCACCAGCTTGTTTATCTTTAGACATTGCGGCTAGGTGTTGCCAACCATTGTTACTACCATCAACTGGTATAGGTAGGTGTGAGTAATACTCTCCTGTACTATCTCTGTACCCCTTTAGGTCCAAGCAACAAGCCAGTAGTGTTATGGGCTTCTCCGCTTCTACTCTGAACTTCAGGTTCTCTGCGTCCTCTATCAGACTCTTCATGTTCTGTATTGTCCACTGAGCCCTGTCATCTAAGGTCATCTTGTCTACTGAAATAGTATCTAAGCCTTCCTCTTCTAAGTGAGTCCTGTAGTCTTCGGTTAACCAGTCTAACGATGCTAACTCTTCTAGTGTATACGATTGATTGTAAGAACACGCAGTGTGTATGCACAACCAGTAGAACCCACGCTCATCTAGTAACTTACTATCAGAGAACTCAAAGAGTCCCTTAGCCAAGTCAGAACCTTGGAAGTTTAGGAAGGGTTCTGTATAGTAAACCCTGCCACGATAGTCACACTCCACCGCTTGGTAGAAAGTCTTATCACCAATAGCTCTAGCTTTGTTTAAGATAAACTTCATCTCGATTCTTTTAGATCTACCCTTGTCAGTCCTGTCCTCCATATCCAGGAACTTAGATACATTATCTCGTAATGCTTTTACTAGGGTAGTGTTAAGTCTCCAAGGAACTCTCTGTAGTTTATCTAATGCTTTAACAAATGGTTCGTTAAGACACTGACTAAAGTCTCTCTCTGAAGTCATACGTTTTATGTATGGCCTTTTAGTTACTGGGTTTCTCAGTCCACGGATAAGAGGGAACTTATGGAATGCAGTACCTAGCAGGGTAGCGTTCTCATAAGCTGCAGGTATTTCACCTAGCTCTTCCCACTTCTCTGTAAGGTATAGAACATACGGAGCACGAAACCCTTCGTACTCTCTTTCGATCTCTAGGAATCCAAGGATAAGGAAAGCTTCTATAAATAAATCACCTAATGAAAACAGTTCAGTGTAGGTGCTGTTTCTCAATCCTATCCTCGACACTACTGCGAGACCTATGGCAGACGATGTAGCTGTTAGCTTGAACGGTTTACCGTTAGCTCTACGTGACTTAAGGAACACGCTCTGTGCAGCCTGCACTGCTGCAATGACTAGCTCCTCGTAGTCAACACCGTAGTCTACATGTCTGTTAAGCAGTTCGATGCCCAAGTGATTTCTCCCTCGGGCACCTTCTCTGTTACTTCTAATGTACTCTGCTACTTTGTGAATAGCATTAGTCATTTAAGCTCCTACGTTATAGTCCAAGAAATCTACTTGACCTTTCAAACGTTTAGTTCTTTGGTCATAGTAGGCAGAACCACAGTCCCCTGTCAAGCCAGTGAAGCGTGACTTCAAGACTCTCAAGTGGATAGTGTTACGTTCATCTTCGTTAGATGCTACCATGTTACGAGCGAAAGTAATAATATCAAAGCTGATCTGTTTGATGGAACCAGAACCTTTGATGTCATCAATAGATGCAAGGTGACCTTCTTCGAAGGACTTACCTTGTGACTTACGGAGGTGAGAGATTACACCTAACCATACGTCATGCTTCTTTACTACCTTTAGCAGGTCAGACATGATGGCATCAATAGCCTCGTTACCAGTCTTACCATCAGCACCCTCAGATACAGCAATGGTAATATGGTCAAGGACTAGGTACTTACAACCCAACAAACATAGGTTTTCTATCTGATCTATAAGAGATGAATCAGATACAGCACCGTTATGATCAAGCAGAATGAGACGATCATCTCCAAATACTTTATCAAAAGCTTCTCTCTCCTGTTCTTCAGTTGGATCTTCGGGGGTGAACATCTGTATGAACTTCTGAGCAGAGTCACCAATAGATTCTTCTAAAGAAATAATACCAATGTTATCCTCGGTCTCTTGCTTTAGCTGTAAGATAATCTCTTTAATCATGGTTGACTTACCTGACCCAGTACCTGAGGTGAACAATGTAATCTCACCCTGACGCATACCCTCAAGCTTATCATTAAGACCTGATAGGCAAGTGGGATAAGGTACAGACTTGACTGACTTACGTTTTGCAAACTCTTCCCAGATAGCTTCACCACGTACCACACTGGCAGGTGTGTATTGCTTAGCACCCCAGAAGGCACTGATGATAGCTGACGGTCCGTGTTTTATCAGGGTTTCACAGGGATCATTCTCAGGTAGGTGTGCTACCTTTACTTTATCCCAGCCGATAATCTTAGCTGCTTTATCTACAGCACCCTCACCAGCTTCGTCCTGATCAAACATAAGTACTACGGTATCAAACGATCTTACCCACTCACGATTAGCAATCAACGGTTGTAGATTACTTGATGATGGTAAGGATACCGCAGGGTATATCTTGTTACCTTGAGATAGATTAGCCTGGGCTACAGCCATAGCATCTAGCTCCCCCTCTGTGATAACAAGAGTCTTACCGCCTCTACTAAATGACGACTGACCAAACAGTTCGATGTCATTGAAGTTACCCTTGACCCTGAAGTCTTTAGGTAACTGGCGGATCTTGTAAGCTACCACTCCACCCTTCTTAGTATAGGGGTAGTAGTGTGCTTCGATAGTACCATCCATGTTGTACGATACTTTCATTCCGTAATGCATTGCAACTTGCTTTGTGATCCCTCGCTCTTGCACTCCACGAGTGTCGTAGGAATCAATGGTGTCTAGAGTTTCGTTTGGTATTGAAGGTTTAGGTTGTGACATATCAACTTCTCTATCTTTTTCATACGTAACTTTACCACATACATAACACTTGCCCACACCGTTAGAGTACATACCGACTCCATCAGATGAGCCACAGTGTTTGCATGGCATGTGTTTTACAAATCTATCTTTACCCATTAAGACCACCGTTCTTCTTTAAGGTTCTTTACCATCCTTCGTTTCTGTTGAGACTCCTTCTTCTTTTTCATTCGTGCTTGCTTCTTGTTTCTTGAACTCTTCTCGTATGTCGTTGGTGATTCCGAGAAGTTTCTTTCTTGTTTCATTGTTTACTGATTCCTTAGGAATAAATTTAATTGCACCTATCTGTCTGTTCAGGAACACTGGGGTTCCATCAGGATACTTCTCGGTCAGCACATCTAAGCTCCACTGTACCTTGACTTCTCCTGCAGATAAGCCACCTTTAGTTTCAAACAACTGCAGTATCTCATACGTAAAGTACTCTTCACCCAGATCACTTATTAGTTTATTGATATGAGATGAAGAACTCTTGTATGTTTTCCAATTAGATACCTTACGCTCTTTACCTTTGCGATACATATGGAATTGTTTCTTACCAATGTATCTCTTTGGTTCATCGGGATGACTGCAAGTTATCATATAGATAAACCCGAAGTAATCTTCAGGATCAAAAGGAGGACCACTGTATAACCAGTGGCCCAAGTCTTGGTTAAAGGGGACTATTGATTTTGGATAATTATCGCTATAGATATCCTCCAAAAACAGATTATAGTCTCCGTTATAATACTCTTTAATATACTCCTCTTCGGTTATCCCTTCATCCTCTAGCTGTTGCTTTACAAAATTAAAATTAGTCATCTTAAGTTACTCTTCCCAAAGACTTCTTCTAAAGTAAGCTCTTTAATATCGTCAAAAGATCTACGCATGTAGATTAGATTAAAGCATAACGCAAGCTTCTCTTCCCAATCACGAGGGTGTTTATCCCTCCATGTAGATCTAACTACGTCTAGCATATCATCTTTAGAAACATCTTTGAGAATCTTCTCAGCAGTCTTAGGGCCTACTCCTTTCAAACCTTGGATGTTATCTGATGAGTCACCAGTTAGTAGTTGTTTACACAGTAGGTAATGACCATTCTCTTCACTGATTTCATACAGCTTATCTTTATTAAAGTTGTAATGCCAACCAGGGATCATGTCAATGTCTTTATCTATGTGAGCAATAACCCAAGAGTCTCCAGCTTCTTGTGCTTCGGTTGCCCAGATAGATACTAGGTCATCTGCTTCGCAACCATCAGCGGGTACACACTCAGTATCCCAACAGTACTTGTATAAGTTATCAAGTCTTTCTTTAATCTTTGGATCTACTTCATACTTGTTACGGTTAGCCTTGTAGTCTTCCGCTAAGTCGTGCCTAAAGTTACCCTTACCTTTTACAGCAACGTAACCCTTCGAGCTGTTGGTGTCTCTCATCACAGCTTTCAATGCCAAGTCAAAGGTACTCTGGGCTTGGCTGTCTGTATCTACAGTAGCTGCAATGCGGTACAACATAGAGTCTGCATCAATAAAACATTTATCAAACTCAAACTCTTCTTCATTAGTGAACGTCAGCATAGCTATCTCCTATTTCTCCGTCACCGTCCATACACATAACACCTACAGATTTAGGTGCCTCTCTGAAAGCTTCAACACAGATATCCTTTACGGCCTCTGCATCGCTTTCTTTTGCTACGAATACTACTTCATCATGATAGAACAGAGTAGGATAGGCGTCAAGGTTTTTCTCCTTGATCTTATCATAAGCATATACCAACGCAGCTTTACAGGTAATACCTTCCAGTGTTTGCAACAGGTAGTTCAATGATTGATGCTCTGAACCTACCATGATACGTCTACCATCTGCACCCATAATAAACCCTTGCCCTGTTCTCATAAGAGAGTGTCGGTACTCATCTTCTAAGTTATCCTTCAGACTTTTAAGTCCAGGTAATGCAGCCTTGAATTTATCATCAGCATCCTTACCAATCTTAGCAGACTTCTTACCTGACACAGCTTCACCTAGCTTAGCGTGACCTGCACCAAACAAGTAGGCATAGATGAATGTCTTAGCCTGTGGCCTGGAGATCCCAAGGATATCTGCATTACGTTGGTGTACATCCCCGTTGATTACCTCATTGGTAAAGGTATCATCATTAATATAATGACACAACCCACGGAACTGATTACCTGCAGAGTCTGCACCGATAACTTTGTAGCCATCTTCAGCAATCAACAGGCTCCGTAGTTCCTTACCATAGGGGGCATAGACACCTGGAATGTTGACGATTGTCCTGTGCCTACACCTGAAAGATGGAGTGCCGATTGTAAACATAGAGCCATGAAGACGACCGTCATTAAACTTCTCTTCATCTTTAACCTCTTCTATCCAACCTTCGACTGTACCCAGTCTGTTACGTAACATGTAGTAGTCACTGATAAGCTTACCCAATCTACCCAACGGCTTCAAAGAACTGTCGGTTAGCTTAGGGCTTTGTCTAATCCACTTACCATTAATCTTCTTAACAGTCCAATCATCAGGCTTCCACCCCCTATCCATAAGGAACTTCTTAACCTCTGCCATCTGACCTATGTTAACATTGACTAACTCTACTCGAGTGTATGGTCCAGCTACAATACCATCGGATGCCCGACAGTCTTCTTCAATCTGGAACCAATCAGTTACCCTTTTATAGTAGTAGCCATCTTTCTATGTGATCTGATCTACTTCTTTGTTGCCTCTCATAACAGCAACCTTACCAAGCTGGGGGTTTATCTCTTCCTCGATATGCTCCATCTCTTCAATGATATGTTCATACAAAGCCTCTGCTTTATCCATATCAAATACCCAACCCTTCTGAGTAATCTCTGCATTTACTTTTGCAAAGTCATGCTCAAGGTTAAGTGCTTGAAGGAACATAGGGTTCTGTTTGATCAGCACTGATGCTTCTTTAGATAACCGTTGGTACACCTTGGTGTTTAGGTTAACGTCACGTATACAATACTTAAGCATCTCTTTGCTGTAACAAGTCCAGTCTTCGTGATTACCTTTCGGATACTCAAAGAACTCACCCCAACCTTTAAGGCCATGCATATGACCCCTGTTGTACTTACATATCTGTGACATCAAGAAGGTATCCCAGAGTTTAGTCTTACTATCTGGTACCCAACCTGTTAGTTTCTTAAGCACAGGTAAATCAAAGGCTATGATGTTATGACCTGCTAGTATTGTTGCCCCTGACATTAACGATAGACCTTGATCCAGTGGTGGTAAGCTATCATCATAGTCAGAGAAGGAATGGACATCCCCTGTCTGAGTATCTTCTAATACAAGACACCAGATCTTATCAGGGAATAGCCCATTAGTTTCTATATCAAATACATACTTGCTCATATTTAGTCCTCTCTGAGCAGTTTAAGGACTATGCTCAGGTCAATTAGTTTAGTATGTTATTTCACAAGCACCGCCTGCACATGCAGCTTCGGCACTTAGGTCAGTCTTATCTTCTACCTCTTGAACTCTAGTAAGATCAATACCAGTCAATGCATTTTCCATTAGACGGTAACGTTCTTCTGTGATGTCTTCGAATGGTGCTTGCACATAAGTACCACCATCGTATGGTAAGACAGAGATACCGTTGAAATGATAACGGTTCTTCCACATCCACTCACCTACCAGTTCCCACTCATCATCTTTGATAGAGATAGTACATGATACGTTGTGACTGTTCTGACCTTCACGGTGACCTGGAGCCACCCACTCTGTATTATACCGACCAACCCTGTTAAGTAGATCAATCGGACTTTCGTTACGAAGTATAGAACCTTCAGGTGCAGCTTGAGGTATCTCGATTACAGCTTGCTCTTCAGGTTTGAAATACTCGTCCTCCACCAACTCTGGGTGGTGCTCAGCGAAGTATCCATATAAGGCTTCATTCTTTCCGATACGTTGCCTACGAATGTAGTAATCGTTATGCCAAGCATGAATACCAGAACTGCTGCCCAGCACACAAGAACTAGTGCCGCTTGGCTTGACAGTAGTACAACGTGCAGCGCAGTTGATGCCCAATAGTTTAGCGACTCTTTCATTCTCTTTCTTTACCTCCTCAGCGGCTTCTTCTAAATCATATTCTAGCACAGTACCAGAACCAATACCAGTTTGACCTACACCGATAAGAGCTTCACGTTCACAAGTCTCTTGCCATTCAGGTCGTAGGTAATGGAAGTCTGTATACCCTGCTTGTAATGTGCCAATCAATGATGCAGCTCTTGCTCGTTCATTGAGATCCTTTTGGGATGTAATGTCAGATACATTCATCTCAGTTAGGTTACACATTTGATATGGACGTAGACCAATCTCACAACATGGGTTAGTACCCCAGTCTTTGTCGTTGGTAAGATAGATACCTGGCTCACCAGAACCTGATAGTCTTACACGTTCCCATAGTTTATCAAAGGATTCTTTAGTAATCTTGTGACGTAGTATTACAGCAGAATTGTTTGCTCGTGCTCGTTGTGGATTCTGTTCCCACCAAGAACCAGACTTACAACCTAGCATAGCAGAGTCATCCATAGAGAACAACGATATCATAGCAGCCCTACGGATACCACCAGTTAATACAGCGTCAGCAATGTAGCACATCATGTCATGTACTTCTAGTGTGGTAAGCTGACGTCCTACTGCTTGGTCAAAGATAGATCTCATATTGTGGATACAATCTTTAAGGGGCTGAGGACCTGGGGCTTTACCACCTGTAGTAATTAGCATGGCTCCCTTAGGTCTGATGTCACGGTAATCAAACTCTACATCCATCATGTTGTAGAAGTAAGATTCACATAGAACTTTTACTGCATCTGCCCAGCCCTCAATATTATCTGACACAAGGAACCTACGCTTACGTTTCTTAGGCCCTGCTACTTCAGGTAACTTACGAACATGATGACGTTGAACTGAGTAGCCTACCCCAGTACCGCCAAGTAATAAGAACATACTCTCAGGAAATGATTCGGTACTTTCAATAGGTAAGTATGCACAGTTGTAGATTCTATTGGGGGCTAGCTCGATAGGTGCACCACCAAACTGCAATGCTCTCATTGAAGGTAGGCATTTCTTTTCATACACCAGCTTGTATGCTTTTTCAATTTCTTTCTTCATCTTAGGGTACTTGCGTTGGTGCATCTCTTTGTTTCGAGTAACCAACTCATGCCAAGTTTCCCTGCGTTGTAACTCAGGTATGTACTTTGCGTACTTGCTGAATACAGTTATGTCTGATAAGATTTTATTTGATGTGTTCATTCTCTACCTTTCTTTAAATAGTTTCTGATTCTTGCAAGTGCACCGAAGTCATCCTTCAATCCACCTAATGTCCTGTTACACGAGTGGCATATCCAACCTCTGAACTTACTAGTCAAGTGGTCATGGTCTAATGCCCATGGTGATTTGTTCTTGCCGCCACAACCTTTAGCTTCTTCTGCGTTACGCAAACAGATTGGGCATTGATAATCCTCTGGTGGTTCTTCTACAGTTTCTCGTAATTCCTTTCGTACCTTTGCTATAGATCTTATGCAGAGCCTACAAGTTGTTTTACGATATCCCCTACCACTTTCCATAGGGAAATCTTCACAGCTTTTCTTTACTCCACACTTATTACAGGTCATGTATTCCATGTTATCTCCGACTAAGTTTGACAATCTCTGCGTCTCCCTTAGATACAAAATTAATAAAGCCTTTAGGCTCTTTAGATTTATACTCTGTTTTTTCTACATCGAGTAACGGTACAACCTCTCCCACAAGAGAGGCGTACCATTTATTGGGGTCGTCACATTTAATTATACGTAATGCTTTCATATCCAACCTAACTTAGTTGCGTTGTGAATTATAATCATAAAGCAGGTTATGATATGCACAACCCACCAGAAAGTTCTGATAGCTGCTACAATATCTGCTTGACTATCAGTCTCTCCCACCTTTTCGCCCAAAGATTTTGCCCAGATACGCCACCACTTTTTCATAACGAGTTACTCCTCTGAGCCATTCCTTTTGTACCTCATTTAGAAATACATTCGAGCTTAATAAAATGAATACTGCTACCGCAAGTATAACACCTACTTCAATAATATCTACTATCATAATTATTTACCTTTCTTTTTGGAGCCCGAAGGGCTCTTAGTTTTATCTTGTTTATCTTCCTTCTTGCCAAAGATTGCATCCCAATTGTTGGAGTAACTCTCTTGATTAGGGATAGGTCTTGGCGCTGAGCCTTTGCCTGCCATGTTATTCTCCAGTTAGTTGTTGGTCAATCAGTGTTGCATACCCTGCTATGTCATGCCAGCTATCAGCATAGTTAGGATCACCGTTAAGTATCCTACCTATCTTATGCACGATCATTTCTAAGGATTCTTTTTGTGAGTAGCTAAGCGTGTCCCAGTTGTCGGTGACTCTCATTATAGCTTTCATACTCTGAGATATCTCACCTTGAGATTCAAAGGAACCGTACCTTTTTTCACGTTGTTTTAAAGTATTGTTAGTGGATTGTTGTGTCATCTATATAATCATCCTCCAAACCTTGTACACAATCTAATAGGTATGCACATAGTTGGAATGCTTTGCTTTCTTCATCCACTATATCTATACCTTCTGCTTCAAACATAACTTTGACGTTTGCTAGGTCTTCGCTATCTTCGATTCTAATAACATATGACGGCATGTGCCTGTCCTCCGTTGTCGGTTGCTCAAAAAGCATGTAAACGTTGTCGGTTGAGCAATAAAATAAGGGGCATAAAGCCCCTGATTAACCACCTGAAAGTCTATTAATCTCTGCCTGTAGTTCCTCATCAGTGAGGTCTGTATAGTCAAAGTTAGTGTTTACATTTTCAGATCGTTGTAGTTTAGGTTGTTCATACTCAGCTACTATTGAAGCAAGTCTTGCAGCTTCAACCATATCGTCAGTAGATATAGCTTTAATCATAGCGAGTTTCATAACAGTCAGACCTTTAGGTATACTTTCCATAAGACTGTCTGATAAATTGTTGACGAGAGCAAGAACATCTTTCATTTCTTCTTTCATCTTTTCATTCTTAATCCTAGCTTCAGTAGCTTTCTCTGTCATCATCGCCATATGTTCTTTATCATGACGTGGTTTTAGATTAGCTAATGAGTTAGGGTGTATCTTTTTCTTTCCTTTTGTTACATCATCTTGCGTATAAATTTTTTGGGCTTCTGACATTATCATCTCCGTTTCTAGGTAGTTCCCTATAAGGTACCTAATTACCTAGAATCTACGGAGAGCCCTCTGGTTTGACGTATAACAAAGAATAATCAAGGCCCTAGCTACCCCTTAGTGAGATAGCTAGAGCCCCTTAGGATGGATTTACTGGCGTTTATCTAGGTAATCTAGAACCATTAGTCCAATAAACCCTACTGAAATAAGAATAACAAACATCCTTTGCCTTAGTATTCTTATCCCCTTGGTAAATTAGTTTACATATTAAGACAGTAAACCATTATACCTTAGAACTCAGAGTCGTCAGCCTCTGTTCCTTCCACATCAAAGTCAACAGACCCAGTGTACTCAATTAGGTTTGTGATTTGAATTGCAGTCAAGATTGTGGAGACACCTTGACGACCAGCTACATCATACTCTCGTCGATATACTTTTACATTACCAACTGAGCCGTTACCAATCTTAATGGTAGCAGGTATAGCTTTCTTTTGACTGTCAACAATAGCAACAGGATCGTTTGCAGATCCATCTTTGCGTACAGCTTTACGCTTCAAGTTAACAGCGACTCTACTTGGGTCATCTTTGACGGGCTTAACTGTGCCGTACTGAGCGAGTTCTTCTGAACGATCAGAAGGTACAACGATCTGACATTCCCATTGCAGAGTACCGAAAGGTTCTGTAGGGTTGTCAGGGTCTACCTTAACATAGTTAAGAGTCACATCACGGATGATTGAAGTACCAAGATTTGCAGTCATAATAGTTTCCTGTTTAATTAAATAAGTTCTTTGAGTTGTACACTATGTTTAGTCCAGTCTCCAGACTCAACAATAGGTTGTGATTTGTAGCGATGACCTTGTAATGTATAGATCAAAGCTGTTCCATAATCAGTAGACACTTCCTCCCTGTCATAAAAGTTAGTGGCTTCATTGCCACTGTAACCTTCAAGTGTGTCTAGTTTTCGTAGTGTATCTTCACTCACCTCATAAACTTCTACAAGGATATGTGAGTCTCCACTACGGATGCCTGGGTAGCTACCAAGAGAGAACATCTCGTAGTCTGGTATCCATTGTGTCCCAATCATTTTAGATTCACCAAGGACTCGATGATTACCGAGCCCCTTTCTAAGTGAACCATATACAGCTACGTTACGCATAGTTCCTCCTAAGTATACACGTGGCATGGAGCAATAGTAATTGGTAAGCACCACTGCTCTTCTTCGCTATCATTATAACACAAGACTAGCTCACCGTCATCACCTACGACTTCGTAGACAAAGAAGTAACCAGACCTACCATGATAGTCATCTTCCATCCAACGTTCGAGTGCATCTGACTTGCCACCGTTGTTCATAAATCTTCTTAGGCAAGTGTATAGATTATCTGTAAGGTATACTGTTTCACCTTCTTCAATATAATAATCATCAACATCGTATGGAACATTCAATGCTTCATCTAACTCCGTTAAAGATTGCAAGGCAAGTTGATCTGAAGTTAATACTTCATCATACCTTGGTATCTTTTTATTATCTATTAGAGCCTGAAGGGCTCCGGAGTATCTAGCTAACGTTGTGTTACCATTCAGTCCACATGCAGTGTTCACCTCTAATACAGTTGCTTCCTTCTTTCTTTCATTCCATATCACATCTACCGCACCGAAGTCTAACCCTAATACATTTACTGCATTAACTGCACTAGATATTACTGAAGGTGATGGCTTAACATCTGAGATTGTAAATACAAATCCGTTACTGTGGTTTCTGATTTGATAGTTCTCAGGTGTTGTACCATGTGGTACTGCCTTACGTTGTATAAGTATAGGTACATTCTTTACTACATGCACACGATACTCGTCACGCTTCTTCATGTATTTAGTATACAAAGGTGCATTGTATACAGCACTGCTTGCAGATACATCTTCCTTGTATCTTACAAGATCTAGCCCTTCACCTGAATGACCTTGCATTACATTACGAATAACAACATCATGCCCTTCATCGTACCACTGTCTAGCAATGCTTACATGTGTTGTCCAGTCAGGTATAGGTATCGGTAGTATTGAATCAGCATTATCTCTGTCGATAGTCTTGAAGAACTCTAGCTTATGAGATGCTAATCGAATCTTATGGGGTTTGTTAAATACTCTAGCTTGTCTAAATGAAGACAGATCTATAGTTGAGTTACCCCAGTTGATTAAAACTAAATCGTTTTTATCTGTAACAGATGAGCCTTCAAGTTTCATTCTCTTACAGTTTAAAGAATTAGCTAACAGTTTTGCAGATTCACTTCCAGATTTATAAGGTACTACTAATACTTGGCTCATTGTATTGTCTCCATACAGAAGTCATCGTCTGTTAAAAGATAAACATCTTTTTGTGATTGAAGTATCTCTTCTACTTCATCCTTCTTATCTAAGTTGTTTACATCCTCAGCTATTATTTCTTGCAACCAAGGTGTAGTTAAGATAAGTTCGTAAGTGCTTCCAGTCTTTACCATACTCTGAACTATACCTGTGTAGTACCCAGCTACTGCAGGTACAGGAGCTTGGAAGCATTTGATCTCCAAGTTCTGACCATCGGTAGTGATACCACCCATCGGCGTGGTTTGTTTGGAACCTGTCGGTATGCCTTCAGAATAAAATTCTACTTCATCACCAGTCTTTAAACCATAGTCCTTTAGTTTATTTAACGGATGACCTGGTGTCTTTTTTACATCGTTAGACCATTTGTTTTGATTCCAATTGTTGTAGTACACAGTCGTAGGTTTAACATACTTAGGTTGTATCTTTACCTTTCTGAAAGATGGTTTAAGACCTGTAGTATCTTCAACGTTAAAGGTAGCAAGCATACCTACAGGTAACTCTTCAATGGTATAGTCTATATCATTACGAGTTAGGATAGCTTCAAGCATATACCTTTCTGATGCATAATAAAATGTATCTCTGGTCTTATGCTTAGCAATCCACATAGGTCTCTCTTGATTACGAACAATATAAAACTCCATCTTATTATCGTTGTACCAAGTCAGAGCAAACGCACCTTTCAATACACTAATAACTTCTTCAGGGTTATCAGTCAGACCCATAGCATATGCAATGTTCTCACTGTCTACCTTAAAGTCTTTGTAATCTGGAAGTGTAGTCTGATCACCAAGTGTACCGTTGTGAGCTAGCGTTACATTACCGTAAGTAAACGGGTGAGCATTGATGTCATTCACTGCACCCTGAGTAGCATATCTGTTGTGACCTAGGAGAAAGTCACCGTATATATTACCAGCAATAGCAGAACCCTGCTTAAGTTGTAGGTAATCTGGAGCACTAACAGCACGTTTGTATGTTAAAACCTCGTTGTTTGCATCGTTGGTTGCTACACCTGTACTATGAGAACCACGAAGAGTATCTACAAATAGTAATTGTTGAAACACTTTTGCATCTTGGAAGTTGATATCGCCTATCACGCCAACTAATCCGCACATAATTTATCCTTTATCTTTGACAATTGTCTTGAGCCTATATTGTGATGCATGATGTTGGTTTGTACCTCTCTCATGCGTGATTGAAATAGAAGTTCTTCTGCTACCCACACACCCTCGAACAGTTTCATATTAGACAGTGACACATGTTCTTGGTTATCGTTTACAAGATCACCGAATACATACGTTAGCATAGCATTCGCACCGCTTACGCTAAGTATCTTAGGGATTCTGCTTATAGATTTGTTAGGATTTTGAACAAACTTCTTGAGTGCTAGTATATGATTAATCCAATTGGTTAGCACATAGCAATTGGAGGTGCCCCGATGGCCTCTGAACTCGATAGCCCCACGTTCCCTAAGGGAAAGTAAGTTTATCGCAGAGTACTTAGTCCATGATGGTTCCTGCAAAGAGTCAGGACCAGCTTCAAATATACGTAGTAGGTTTTGTATTTGATTCTGCCCACGATATAAAGACAGAGAGTATATACTTTCTTCTCTCTCTTGTCCACATATACTGAACAGATACGGTTCTACCATAGCATACAAAGTTACAAGGTCACACACAGAAGACCATAGCATATCTCTAGCATCCATGTGTACATGCACAGACGTACGGTAACCAAACGTACCTTGATTAGTCAAAGCTAATGCTAGCTTCTCTACTCTTTTCTGTGCACCAGATCCACCTATAGGTCCATCGAATACATACTCTACTCCGTTGTTACGAAGGGATCCATCGGGTATGCATCGCCATCCAGGTATTCTTGGAGGGTCCATAAGGTTTTCTACTTCTACCTCAACGCCTATCCTGGTGCCTGATATCAGGTTACCAAGACGGTTTGTCTCTGGTTCTTGAGGTCTAAGATTGTATCGAGATTGAATTGTGGAATCCATTTGGGACAATCCTCATTATCATTGGAATCAAGTGATCAACTTTGCAGGAGACTTCTATCCTGCCATCTTTAATCACACCTATTGGTCTACCCTTGTACGACAGCACAGGGTGTTCGACATCATACATAGAAGAGAATGCAAAGTGTGGAGAGATAGCTCGTGAAATCATTTCACCACTCACCACGGTTTCAAAGGCTTCTTCAAATGGACTGTAGGTTGGATTGAATAACTCTGATATCTCATTGTTACCTATATCTAACCTGTAATTAATGTTGTCGTTTACTACGAGATGCCTGATAATTCTTTTATCAAGAATCTTATGCTCAACATTACTCCATCTAAAACCTTTCTTCCATTGTCTTCTAGCTACACGTTCTACATACATAGTATGTTTGTTACTATTAATGAAACCTAGTTTAGGCCAGTCAAAGTTAATATCATTACTTGGATCGTCACTGTATAGTAACACACGATCACCGTTAACTTTATCTACACTAATAGCTAGAGCACCATCATCAGTTTCTATATTGGATACTCTACCAACATACCAGCCATCATCATCCCTGCTTTTAAACTGTAGGTATGTATCTGCGTAAGTTGCATAGAAGTCTCTTGGACTTATGTCCGACAGTATTAGTTCACCGTTTCTCATGTCATCTCCAAATTCAACTCCTGCATTATAGCTTTAGCATCATCAGTTTTACTACGATTAATAATCTTACTGATAGTTTTACCATCAGCAACTTCAAGCATCTGAGGTAGCATGTGTAGGTTTTGAGTAGCCCACATGGTTTTATCATACACCCATGACATTAACTCATTAGAGTTTAGCCAGAAGTTACTAAGGGTTCTGTACTCTACACCGTATTGCTTGTGGCGCATTGAGCCAGCCTTACCATAAAGCTTCCGTCTTAGTTTGTCGGTGTCAATTAAAAGAGATGGCAACCCAATAACGAAGTCCATCATCTTTACAAGGTCCTCATTGGTACCAATACTTGGGTTGTCATAGCCTACATGTATGTGCCCACCAGCAGTCCTAAGGGTATTACCTTCAGACTTTGGGGGTGGTACTGCCTTACCAGACCAAGCGTTTATATCGGGACTACAGCCAAACTCAAGGGCGTTAGGTCCATACTCTCTGAGTTGCTCTTGGGTGTAGGTGTAGCTTGGTATAATAATAGGCTGTAAGTTGTTACCTTCTAAGATGTTTCGTAGGTCAGCCATCACTGAGTCCATGTTGTGTATGAACTCCATCTTGGATTTAGCAGGATTGATATTAAACTCTGCAAGAACATTGTCCTCCTGTACACCACCGTCTTTGACAGGACGAGGACAAACTTTATTGCCACCGACATAACCGATAGCAGATGTAACAGAGCCAGTGGAATCCGCAACGAATACCTCAGGGTCTGCACCGATAGTTACATTTTCTAGACGCATACGTATACCTCATTACGCTTGTATTAGGTGAATGATCTCATTCATTTGATCGTCATCAATCCTTGTATTAAGATAACGCAAGGAACTACCACTGTTACCGTGCTTGCGTGTGTACTCATTACGAAGGATATCATTGTTAATAATTAACTGTAGGTTACCTGTGCTGTAACTCATACCAGGTTTCTTACAGAAGAATCTACCCAAAGCACTCTTGGATGTTGCACCATACCGCTCGTACTTGTTGACTGTAGATAGGTTAGGTTGCACACCAGAGTATAGGTCAGTATCAGGGTCATCGCACAACAATCTGTTGAGCATTAGCTTAGCACCCTTGTAACTAAAGTATGCTGGATAGATGATAGAACTCTCTTGATCAGTGCATGGGTTCATGTATTGCAACTGGTGACTAGGATCATCACCTTCCACGATCGAACCAGATGTCGTGTTGTTCAATACAAATGCCGTCACGAACGCTACATCTTCGGGACAATTAAATTTATCAATCAGATGACAGAAGGTTCTAACGATACCACCTTGGAACTGTGGGGCTCTAAGCAGAAACAGTGTAAGCATCGCACGATCTGCAGGGAGTCTTGCGGATACACTGAATCCATGCTTGTAACCTTTGACATTCCCAGGGGTTGTGTGTCGTACAAGACCATTGGAAATGTAAGGTAACGACAATAGGTAAGTCCACCATCGGTTGGCTATGTCCCATGTCATGTTACTATTCATCTGTTGTTTGTCGATGGTAGCCTGTGCATCTGAGTCCCAAGTCTGTTGAAGGAACGGCAGGTAACGTACGGAATCAATGCTAGTATAGTCTATGTTGTAGGTAGCATTGTTTACAGAAGCGAAGCAAGGTCTTGAACGGTACTGTAGGGTACGACCGTCACTGAGTTGAACATTGAAAGATACACTCATATCATTCATCCTTATGGTGATATAGGCACCAGCCTATGTGAATAAAAAGAATAGCATACAATAGTATGCCTGCGTCATTGAGCGACATAATACCTCCTGCGTTTGCGTATAGGTGTCGGTTAATTATATTTCATGACACTGGGATACTGAGTCCCAGTCAATCTCTTGTAACACTGAGTTGTCATGATACAGATGCTTGAGGTTCTTGAGGGAACCATCAGAGAAGACAACAACTACTTTGTCGTCGAAGGATACGTCCGGGAACTTGCGGGTCCACGGGGCGTCACAGTCACAGCTACACATAATACCTCCTGCATTTGCATGTATGTGTTGTCGGTATGCTATAAAAAACCGAAGGCACCCAGTTAAGGGATACCTCCGGAAGTGGGGGAATAAGTGGGAGCACAGGGCTCCCGTAGAACACTAGGGGCTAGAAGTTAACCGCCGTAGCTGATGAAGTAGCTGTGTCCGAATCAACCTCTAACTGTAGCAAAGCAGTAGATAGTCGATCTTGGTTGGACTTCTTAGTGTTGAAGTCTAACGCTCGAACCGCAACTATACGCACGTTAGTACCAGCTTTGAACTTGGTACCATCTTTACGTACACCAGCAGGGTAGTCACGAAGCTCAAAGAGAACATGAGCAGTAGCACCATTCTCTAAGTCATCCTCGATATCATTGCCATCCGTATCCTGAATACTAACAGGAGGAACAGTAACATCCATCGCACCATACTTGGCATTCGTACTATACCAGTAACCACCATCACCAGCTTCTTTCAGTCCTAGCTCAGCCAGACCGTCACCACTAAGATGGGCTCCGTACTGTAGACCGAATTTACCATTGTATGCTCTACGTAGTTTACACGCAGAAATGGTTACGTTAGGTATAGCAACTTCTCTAATTTGAACTTTGGTTTGTTTAGACACGATAATATCCTCTTGGTATAAAACCACTTGGTAAATGAATTTAAAGAGCCCCTAAGGACTCTCAAAGGAGCCCGAAGGGCTCTAAGTAATTACACACGATTACGGAGTCGACGACGCAACTCACGATCACACATTTTAGTAGCACCATACTTAGGCTTAGAGGCTACAAGGTAACCTATAACTAGAACGAAAGCATATACTACAACAACCATCATTGACCCTATCACAAAGGACAAGGCAAGAAGACCCCAAGGGTCATTAAGAATGTGTTCCATGACGATACCTCCACAGTATCTTAGAGGCTCCCTAAGGAGCTTTATTAGTTGTGTGTACCTGCAGTATTCTGAGGTACTCTATTGAGTTCTAAAGGGTCTTTAGGGGCTACCCTGAGGTACCCCTGGGGTCTCCCTACGCTAGCGAGAAACTAGGGGAACTCTAGGGCTACCCGATAGAACCTCAAAGGAGACCGAAGGGCTCCCAAGGGACTCTCAGGGGGTAGGAAATAACTACAGGGTACCAGATATCACGGGTTTTACTGTATGCTCCCTAAAGACCCATTTCGGTACCTTATAGAGAGAGAGTATACGTAGGAAAACTACAACCACATATATCTATTGCTTAGGGTACGGAGGGGGCCCTAAGATCTTATGGTCCCTATAGGCCCATATGAAAAATATAGATATCTGTGTAGAGGCTAGACCCCTCCCCTTAAGGATCTTTGGGGGCATCCTCGACACGGCAAGAACCCTTAGAGAAAGAAACCTTAGGATAATATTCCTATGGTACCTCTCTCTCTGGTAACCCTAAAGGTCTGGGAGGACTACCCATGGATAACAAGAGAAGACTAGCTTTAGCTAAAGAAGCCCAAAGGCGTAGGAAGCTAGCAGAATACGAAAAGAACTTTGAACTCTTTTCAAAAGAACAGATTAAGATATTGACTAAAGATTCTTCTAAAGGCTTTGTACCTTTTGAGTTTAACGATGCCCAGAAGATAGTCAATGAGAAGATTGATAAGCAGCTTCAGGAAACAGGCCGTGTCAGGGCCATCATCCTTAAAGGTCGTCAGATGGGCTTGTCAACCTTCACGACTGCCAGAGTATTCTGGAAGTCATACTTCAATGCTTATAACAAATCAGTTGTCATGGCTCATGACTCAGCCACTTCTGATGCCCTCTTTAATATGTCACGGAATACTATTTCCAACATGCCTGAAGAGTTTAGGCCAAGCTTTAAGAAATCTAATGCCAAAGAAATTATGTTCGAGCACAATGACTCGGGCTATAGACTATACACGGCAGGATCCCCTGAAGCTGGTCGAGGTACAACTCCAACCATTGCACACCTCTCTGAGGTTGCTTTCTGGACCCATGATGAGAAGATCCTTGCAGGTCTTTTCCAGGGTATCTCAGAAGCCGATGGTACTGAAGTTATACTTGAGTCAACCGCAAATGGTGTGGGTAACGAATTCCATAGATTATGGAAAGGTGCTTGTGAAGGTGAGAATGATTACCTTCCTATATTCGTACCCTGGTACTTAATGACGGAATACAGAAGAACTGTCCTTGACCCCGAAGCTTTCCAAGAGACTCTTACAGATGAAGAAAAGCAGATACAAGAAATACATGGTCTTGATCTGGAACAACTTTACTGGAGGAGACTAAAGGTCGCTGAGGGTGGGCTAAGTAAATTCCGACAAGAATACCCATTAACTCCAGAAGAAGCGTTTCAAGTTTCTGGTGCTAATGTGTTTAACCTTGAGAAGCTACAGTCCCTTCTTCCTTCTACTATAATGAAGAAACAAAACTTTAACTTAGAATCATCTACCTTTATAGATCATGATCAAGGTAGCTTAGAGATATACCAGTATCCTAAGTTTGATGAGAACTTTGTTATTGGTGCTGACTGTGCCCTTGGGGTAGGTCAAGACTCATCTGCTTGTGCAGTTATGAACACAAACAATGAAGTCGTGGCCCTGTACAGAAATAACAGAATTGATCCTACACAGTATGGAGATCTTTTGTTTTATCTGGGGAGATACTACAACAACGCCCTATTGGCTGTTGAATCTAATTCCTTAGGTATAGCTACATTGAATCGTCTTAAACAGATGAGCTATGTTAATCTATACCATCAAACTAAAGTAGCTAATGTGTCTAATGAGGAAGGCACTCGTCTGGGTTGGAGAACAACTCAAGCTACTAAGCCAATGATTATTGGTCATCTTAAGAATGCGATTGAAAATGACGATATCAATCTTGCGTCCCCACGAATCATCCAGGAATGTATGGATTACGTGGCTGATGACAATGGTCGTACCAATGCTATTGCGGGTGCTCATGACGACACCGTAATCGCTACAGCTATAGCCTTAGAAGTCCTAAGAACTCACAGAGACCGTTTGTCTCGGAATAGAGTTGGATTTCAGAATCAGCAGTTTACGGAGGATACTACTGACTGGTTATAGTTGTCTAAGTTTCCCCATTAGTCCTCCAGCTAACGTTGTGGTTTAGGGTGACATGCACGTTTCGGGAATAGAAGAAACAGGAACCTTACTTACTTGAATGAATGATGGATTGTGTTAATCCAATAACGAGGAATATAATAATGCACGAACCAGAAGGTTATAAAGAAATTGTAACAGATGAGGAGTTGATGAACATCATTGACTCAGAAGTAGCGAATGCCCAGGGTAACTTTTTGGATTCCTCTGATCTTTCAGACGAGCGAGAGAAAGCTACATTTGAGTATGCGATGCAACCAATCGGACATCTTACACCGCAAGGTGTGTCTAAGATTGTGTCCTCAGATACCGTTGAAGCGGTTGAGGGGTACTCAGCAGTTTTATCCGAACTGCTACTAAATAATAAAAAACTAGCAAAATTTATACCGCATTCACAAACAGCTGTGGATGTGCACCGAGCCCGTGTTGCTTCAGACGTAGCCAATTATTGTATATTTAAAAAGAATAAAGGTTGGGAGATAATTAACACCTGGATGAAAGCAGCCCTTCTATGGAAGAATGCTGCAGTAGTCTGGGAGTATGTTGAAGATTACGAATATAAGTTTGAAGAATACGAAGAGATCTCTGCAGAAGCTCTAGATGTAGTGCTTGCAGATATAGACTCTGAAGTAGTAGGTGATTTATTTATAGATGAAGATGGTATGTACAAAGATGTACGTATCAAAAAGAAGTGCAATAAAAGCGGTGTTAAGATCCGTAACATCGAGCCAGAGTCATTCCTTATAAGCCAAGGTGCATCCTCTATTGAAGACGCATCGTTCGTTGGTATTACTACTGAAATGACTAGGTCAGAGATTCGTAAGCAATATCCAGAGCAAGCTGATAATATTGACTGGGATTCTACTGATGACCGCTATACCTTTGCACAAGCAATTAATACAGAAAGGACAGCCCGAAGAACTTCTGTGGGTCTGTCTAATGTTTCATTTAACAGCAATCAAACTACAGAAGCTAACCAAGTAGCCAGTGTACTGGAGTGTTGGTTACGTGTAGACCGTGATGGTGATGGCATCTCAGAACTAAAAAGATTTATTACTGTTGGTGATAATATCTTATTTGAAGAAGATGTTGAGTATATTCCAGTAGCAGAGCTAAAGCCTTTTGACATTCCACATGAGTGGGCTGGTCTATCTATGGCTGACATGACTCGACCTGCTACCCTTGCGTCTACTGCAATACTACGTGGTTTTGTAGAGAATACTTATCTTACTAACTATTCTCCTAAGCTAGCGGACCCTAATGTAGTTGACTTCTCTGCATTGCAAAACATGAAACCAAAACAAATTGTACCTACCAATGGTAACCCTGCAGCGGCTGTTCAGAACATGCCACCAGAAGCGTTATCAACAGGTACAGTGCCTCTGCTAGAATTTTTGCAGAAGCATAAAGAGCAAGCTAATGGGCTGTCTAAAGCAGCTCAAGGTTTGAATGATACTCTCTATGTGTCAGGTAACTCAGAACAGAAAGTATCCGCTGTACAATCTGCAGCTCAAACCCGCATCCAACATATTGCCAGAAGGTTTATGGAGACAGGCTTAGCCCATCTCTGTGAAGGTGTGTATAAGACAATGCGTACCGAGATGCGAACTCAAAGTATGAACTACTACGACCGAAACGATTTCTACAAAACCATCGAAGTTAAGGACTTACCTGACAATATGATGTTGCAAGTAGAAGCAGATGTCGGCGATGCTAGTAATCAAACTGTGTTACAAAAAATGCAAATGATTGGCCAAACGGTCCTACCTGCGCTTATGCAGGCTGGATTCCAAGGGGCCATTAATCCTGTAGCACCTGCTACTGTTGCATTTAAAACCATTGAGGCACTAGGAGAAGATCCGTTAGACTACATAGTAGACTACACTTCCGAAGAGTACAAGGAATCCGCAATGGCAGGTAAGAAACAACAGCAAGAATCTGAGCAGAAAAAGAAAGCTATGGAAGAGAAAACACTTATGACTAAGATGGCTCTCGACCAAGCAAATGTCGATTACACAAACGTACAATCTCAGAATGCTATTCAGGATAACCTGAAACAACTTGTTGTTGCCTTGGACAAATCATATCAAGAATGGTCTAAGCTATCAATCAGTGCTGCTAAAGAAGGTCAACCAGAACCTACTAAGCCTGATGTACAAGAAATGTACGAGACAGCTCAAGCCTTAATCCAAAGAACCATGACACCACCACAGGCTAATGGAGCTGGGCAACAACCCCAGCAACCAAACGGATTAACCCCAGAGATGTTACAAGCTATCATGCAAAAGGGTGGAGGTATGATGTAAGGAGGTGATCCTTAGAAACACTTGAGGGGCCCAGATGGGCCCTTCAAACTTAAGACGCTGACCAGAGGAGATCTAGTGGATAAGTATAAGAATGGGGCTAAGCGTAAGTTTAAGCCTAAGATGGACCAACAAACAGGGGAATATAAAACCAACCCCTTCATTGATTCTCAAGAATCCTTGACAAGAGCAATGTTTTCGAAGAAGCAAAGAGATGAGTTTTTTACTGAAGCTTACTCCGATATCCTCGTAGACTTATTTGTTCAATGGTTACAAACAGAACCGCACTGTACTAAAGAACGTGAATACTTATATCATGTAGCTATGGGGCTGGGTTCTGTTAAAGAACGTTTAATACAAATAGAAACTTATGGTTTCAACCAAGAGTTATTAGATCACAATAAATCTCAAGAAGGAGATAAATAGTGGATTATACAAAGATTAATGATGTAAAACTACCGAAGGCACTAGAGAGCGCTAAGCGATCCCTAGCTGCAATTGTTGACGAAGTTGCTGTAGGCCCTGGTAAAGCCAGGTTCTTTTCACAGGATTTAGTTAACGCATATAAATCTGTTCAAATTTTAGAAGAGATTACAAAAGCCCGAGCGCCTAAGAAGAAGGCAGCGGTTAACAAGGACTAATATAGGATAACAATTTTATGAGCAATGAAAACGATACAGCCTCTACCCAATTGGATGACGCTGGTTTACATGCTGGTCAAGATAGCCAATCTATAGATGACATTCCAGTACCCATGGGACCAATGGGTGAGGCCTTAGGCCTTACTCAACCTGAGGAGGAATCTCTACCAGAAGAAGATGAATCTGATCTTGACCCGGAAGATTCTGCAGAAGAAGAAGATGTACCCGAAGGAGACGCTGCAGATGAAGACGATACCGATGATTATGAGGAAGACGCTGACGAAGATGAAGAGTATGAGGATGATGACGATGAGGATTCTACCCAAGATGACGATTTACCTTTGGAAGAGGAAGTTGACTGGGAATATGAAGTACCCGTAAAAATTGATGGGGAAATTGAATATGTTTCTATTGGTGAGCTTCGTAAAGGTTTTGCTACTGATCAACACTTGTCTAAGAAGGGTAGAGAAGTTAGTGAACTCGAAAGTCAATTAAAAGAGGAATACTCTGCAAAGACTGCCGAGATTACTGAACTTGGGGCTACTTTAGCAGCACAACTACAAAACGATGAAAACGTGTTAGCTAAAGAGTACCATGACTTAGAAGCTAAGATTGAGAAAGCTCGTGATGAAGGTGATACATATGAGTTAAATGATCTTAAGGATAAACGAGAAACTGCCCAGAAGAAATACTGGGAAGCCCGCAACAAACGGGAGGGTCTCGTAGGTGCAATTCAAAAACAACAACAAGAACAACAGCAAAAACATATAGATAATCTTATGGCTCAGTTTGATGAAGATATCAAAGAACTAGTGCCAGATTTTGATGCTGATCTTGTTAGAGAGTTTGCACTTAGTGAGGGGGTACCTCAAGAGTTCCTTGATTTCATTATGGATGCTCGAGTTGTTAAGTTTGTAGATGATTACCGAAAGCTAAAACAAAAAGCTAGTACGGGCTCTGCAAAACGTAAACGAGCACCAAAAGTAAAAGGTGTACCAACAAAGCGCAAGTTATCTAAATCCAAAAAGTCGGAACAAAGAAGCGCAGCATTGCGTGAATCTGTTCTAGCTGGAAAAGGTAATGAGCAATCTGAATTAGAGTTTCTTAAGTCATTAAGCAAGTTCCGCTAACATAAGATTCAATTTTTATATTATAAGGAAATTATAAAATGGCTGCAACAAACTTTCAAACTACGGCTGTAGCTAGCCGTACATCAGAGACTGAAGATCTCGCAAGCTTTATCTCGATGATTACTCGAGATGAAACTCCGTTCTTGGCATCTATTGGCAAGACAACTTCTAAGGGTATTTTCCACGAATGGCAAACTGATGAGCTTCTTGCTCCAGGTTCTAACGCTGTTGCTGAAGGTTCTACTTTCTCAACTGTTGCTTCTGGTCAGGCTGCTGGTGGTGATCGTACTCGTTTGGGTAACTACACTCAAATTAACTCTAAGACCGTCCAGGTTTCTGGCACTAAGCGTGCAGTAGACCAAGCTGGTGTTGCTGACGAATATGCTTATCAACTTAAGAAAGTTGGTACTGAGCTTCGTCGTGACGTTGAGCTTGACGCTATTCACAGCTTTAACAGCTCAGACGCTACTGGTACTCGTACTATGGGTGGTTACCAGGCTTGGGTTAACAACAATGTAGTTAATGCTGGTGATGCAGCTGCATACACTGCCCCTGCTGCTTTAGGTGCTGGTACTGCTGGTACTATTGCTCGTGGTGCTTCTGATGCTAACCTTGATGCTATCGAACTAGGTGATGTTGATGACATCATGCAGAAAATCTATGAAGAAGGCGGTAAGGCAACTACCCTTATGACCTCTCCAAAGAACAAGCGTGAGCTGTCTTCAAAAGCACACGGTACTAGTCAAAACACTGTTCGTAACTTGGACGACACTGGTAAAATCCGTCAGAGCATTGAGTTGTTTGACTCTGACTTTGGTTCTATCCGCATCGTACCTAACTACATTATGGGTCTTTCTCACAACACTGGTGCTGATGCTACCACTGATAGTAAAGACTTCTGTGCGCTAGTATACGATCCCTCGTTCTTCAAAGTTGCTACTTTGCGTCCGCTTCAAGAAACTGAAGTAGGTCAGCAAGGTGATAGCACTATCGGTCAAATCGTCGAAGAGTGCACACTTGAAGTACGTAACCCTAAAGCTTGCGGTATGATCGTAGGTCTAGGTGGGTAATAAGTTTTAATACTTATATACCTTGGGGGCTCCTTATGGAGTCCCCTTCTTTTTATTTGGAGGAATAATGGATAACAAAATTAAAACAAATCAAGATGGAAGGACAATTCAAGTAGCTCAGGATGTTTCTGGGTATCTTGACTTTGCTAAACAATCTCGTGAATTACAAGCGAGAGGTGGTGATGCTTCCCACTATAGATCTTTTGCAATCATTCCCGATATTGTAGCATTAGAGATCTTAACTAAGCACGGATTAAATCTACATGAAGCTGAGTTTATGACAAACAAAGAAGATGTAGCTAAATTAAAAAGAATAATTAAATCAGAATACCCAAGCCTGTTGACATCCAATGTATCAAGGGCTCGTGGTTAACACAGGAGACAATACATGTCAACGCCATTATATGATGCTTTAGTTAATAAAGTAAGGTCATGGGCCAACAGGGATTCTAGTGTATTAACAGATGAGTTAATAAGAAGCTTTTTAGATTACTCTGCAGATTACTGCTATAGAAATTTAAGGATACCAGCATTAGAACATACCTTTGTATACAACCCTATTGATAGTGACGATGTAGGTGAAGATGTTATTACATTACCTTCAGATCTATCCGAGTTAATACAGTTTGGTAAAACAGACCCTAAGGGTTTATTTACAGCATACGACGAAAGAGCTGCATTAGCTTCTATGCAAGATAATAATTTTAAAAAAGCTGAAGGGACTTTTGCAAGAAAAGGTAGAGCCTTAATTTTTTATCCAGCTGCAGAGTTAAATGACAGATTTGAAGTTTACTATTACAGGCGACTACCTGATCTAGACGCTACGTATACTGTAAACCAAACTAACGTAGATGCTGGTCTTTGCACCCAGGTAGATGAAACAACTGCTGGTGCTGTTCAAGTAGGAAGCTCATATTATTTAGGTAATGAAGTCCCTAACTGGCTTAGAGATGATAACGAACGTATACTTGTATTTGGTGCGGTATCTCACGCTTTAGATTACTTAGGTGAAGATGAAAGATCTGAAAAGTTTTTTAATAAGCAAAAAGAAATAATTCTTGAATTAAATCAAGAAGAAATAAAAAGGAAAGCTAAGGGCGGATCAATAGTTACTGCGTACTCTGATGTTGCTCAATTTTAAGGAGAATATAAATGGCTATTGATTACGAACAGTCTTCATCTGCAAACTTAGTAGGTGATCCAGCAGAAGGTGGTGTATTTAGTTCAGGTAATAAAGCAGAAGTGTCATCAGCTACCTCTGCATCAGCTACAGCTACTAATGCTGCAACCACTGCAACTAACAAAGCTACGGAAGCTGAAGGGTATGCGACTACAGCGTCGGGGCACGCAAGCACTGCAAGCAATGCAGCTGGCACTGCTAGCTCTGCACTGTCAGATATACAAACAATTCAAGGTCAAATAAACACTGCATTAAGCGATGCTCAAGCAGCTCAAGCAGCCGCTGAAGCGGCTCTAGATACTTTTGATGATTCTTACTTAGGACCTAAAAGCTTTAACCCTACAGCTAATAATGACGGTGATGCTTTAACTGAAGGTAATCTTTATTATAACACTATAAGTAAAAACCTTATGGTTTATGATGGTACTGCTTGGCAAACAGCTGCTCAGTCTACAACATCAGTGTTCCTTAAATCAAATAACTTTTCAGATATATTAGATGCAGCAGCTGCACGTACTAACCTTGGGTTAGGCACAATGGCTGAAGAAACAGCTACAGACTATGCAGCGTTAGCTGGTGCTACATTTACAGGTACTGTAGAAAGCCCAGAGTTTTCTGGAGCACTTGATGGTAATGTTGTGTTTACTGCTAAAGCAGGTGAAGCATTATCTAAAGGTGATGTTGTTTATGTATCTGGTATAAGTGGGCAAACCCCTGTAGTAAGTAAAGCTGATGCTAACTCTACAGGCAAGCACCCAGCTTTTGGTGTGGCTGACAGCTCAGTATCTAACAATCAAAACTTAAAAGTAATTAGTCAAGGTCAATTAAAACACATTGATACTAGTGCATTTAACCTTGGGGATACCTTATACTTATCAACTACACCTGGTGAGTTAACGAATGTACCACCTGCTGGTGAAGGTTCTGTTATACAAAATTTAGGTAAAGTTGAAAGAGAGCATGCTAGCTCTGGTGCTATTTTAATATCTGGAGCAGGTAGATCTGCAGCAACTCCAAACCTTAATGATGGTAATATATTTATTGGTGATAGCAATAACAAAGCAGTTACTGCGTCACTATCAAGCAAAGTTGCTGAAGCACTTGCAGGACAACAAGTCCCAGGTACTGGTACATTTACTGGAGACCTATCAGCAGCTGGTATAAATCTTTCAGATTCAGATCCACGTATTACTTTGACAGACTCCGATACAAATCTTATTGGTGAAATTTATCAAGATGATTCAACCTTAATAACTAAATCTGCGAGCAGCTCTAGCTCTGCTTATGGTGGATTTAAATTCAATGCGGTTAATCTTGATGGGTTAAGTAAAACAAGACTTCAGATTCTGACTTCTGGTAATGTAACGTTTGGTGATTTAAATGGAACACCAAAGTTTGTTTGGGATGCAAACAATTCAAGAGTAGGTATAGGTTCTTTATTTCCCTCAGAGGCCTTAGATGTTACTGGTAATATTAAAGCATCTGGTGAATTTATTGGTAACCTATCAAATGCAACTCAACAAGACATTACACAGCTAGGTACTATTGGGTCTCTTGTAGCTACTACAGCAGATATTAATGGTGGTACAATTAATCAAACTACTATTGATGAATCAGATATTACAGTAGGTTCTGGTAAAACATTAGATGTATCTTCGGGCACACTAACGCTTGCTGACAATCAAATAAACCCTAGTAAATTAAGTGACGGGGTAATAAGCGGTGGTACTCAAATTAATACCACAGAAACAATACAAACAACTAGTTCAGTAACTGCTAATCAAATATCAGTAGGTAGCCACTACTCTTTCCCGCAAACAGACGGGACAGCAGACCAAGTACTGGGAACAGATGGTAACGGTAATGTTTCTTTTATAGACCCACCTGCTCAAGTTGCATTCTTACAAATGGCTACCGTTATTACTAACACAAACAATAGATACGTGACTCAACACGCATTTACGTAAAGGATTAAATTATGACAGTAGAAACTGAAGTAGCCGCTTTAACCACAGCGGTAGACAAATTAACAACTTCTGTGGACGTATCAAAAAGTACATTAGATGCTAAGGTTGCAACTGCAGCTTCTTCTATTACATCTGCGGAAGCTCATAAAAATAGTACAAACACTTTAAAAACTGAAACAGGAGCATTAAAAGACTTAGCAGTTTCTGCAGCTTCTTCTGCTTCTACAGATGCAGCTAATGCTTATCAAGACCTAGCGGCTATCGCTGAGTCAAAGTCAGTTACTGCCGCAGACGTATTTGTCTATGACACTAGCAAAGACTCTGACGGTGGTGCATGGCGTAACCGTACTCAGGGTAAATCTTGGTACAACGAAGCTTTTGACAGTAACCGAGGTTCAGCTAAAAAGTTCCCTGCGGTTGCTGTAATAACGGTATCAGATACCGAAATGTTTATTTATGACGCTGATGACCCTTCTATGCCTGTATGGATGCGTTTTGGTATAGGGGGAAGTAATGCATCTCAAACGATGCTAAACAGAGCTGATAATGGCGTTAATGCTGTGACTGCTCTTAATGGTGCAATATATTTAGGGTGTGACTTAGACAACAACGCATCGGGAGGAGCAAGGATAATAGATTTTATAAAAGACACTTGTGTAAGTTATTCTACTGGTCTTTCATACCACACCTCAGGAACTTTTAACGGCAATATAAGAAACCGTAATTCAACTTTAGGGTTTGATCAAGTTGGATTAGGCGTTATTGTAAATTCAATAGTAAACGACATAGCTGTAACAGTCCTCCCCAACGCACCTATAGACCTTGACACTGGATTACCTGTGCCAACCATAGCGGTTGCTACTGATGGTGGTGTGAGTGTTATTAAGGATGATGGGAGTGTTGTTTCAAAAAGCTCTAACCTGTCTAACTACAATCACACCATTACTGATCACATCACATTTGACGGCGAGGATATTCTTTTTAGTGTTTGGAATAACTCATCGCTTCACACCGTTGCCCGTTGGGATTACGAGCTAACCGCACTAAAAGGTCAGTACACGACCTACGAGTCAATTCCAAGCAATACCTATAACAGCCTTAAACTGCCTTTTGATACGACATCAAATTCCAACGGCATGGCGGGTAAAGCAGTCGTTAAGACTGATGATGGTGTTGCGCTTGCATTCGATGGATATGTTGTAAACGCTATTTCTGATGGCAATCCGCAAAAAGATCTGATCAATATTGTCGATAACCATTACAACACCGGTTGGATGCTCCCTGAGACAAAGCTTGCGACTTTAATGGACACGGCTACAGGGACTATCGCTGGTACTGAATACGTCACAAACGGCGATTTCGCTACAGCAAGCGACTGGACCATATCCCCTCAGCAGACTGGTGCGGGTATTAGCAACGGTCAATTAGAAATAATTAGCGACGGCACGAATGTAAATGCCGTGCAAACGCTGAGTGGGTTAACGGTTGGGGGGAGCTACACATTAACGTTTGACTACATATCTCGCGCCGATCCATCTGCGGTGGGCATTGCCTATCTTCAGTACAGCAGCAGAAACATTTACCGAACGGGCGCCTTGTCTCTAGCGGCGGCAGGAACATATAGCTTTAGCTTTATTGCTCACGTCACTACAGGGTCTCTGCTGATAGGGACTTACGCTAATACAGGTCAGGGATTCACGATTGATAACGTCTCTGTGAAGCGATCGGTAGCAGACCGTTCAGCTAATGATAAGGCACTGCAAATAACCGGCGACATCACTAAAGATGTTGTGGCAACTGGTGCAGAGCTTGTGGGTTATGCGTACACCGCTGACTCTAGTAAGTTACAAATGCCAAATGTTGCTGATATAGGCGCACCAGAATCCGATTACTGTTGGATGTGGTGGCAAAAAGGCGTCGATTTCTTATTTGGAACCTCACAGGTTACTCAGTGGCAAACTGGCGTTGGTTATAACCCGACAACAGCAGGGTACTACTTTAGTTGTGGTGGTTCTGTTGGTAATAAACAGTTAAAACTAAATCATGTTTCTACGGCACTAGCCCAAAACACTGTAACATTAGGCACATCTGGTTTAGATAACAGAATAGACACTGATAACTTTAACCACTTCTGCGTTGTAAAAAGAGGTGCGGATTTATACACCTACATAAACGGTAAGCTAGATTATTCTAACCAAGGAAACTCCTTTGTAGATGACATAGAAACTACACAGGGCGATAAGTTTACTTTACAGGATTCGGGTGGATATTCTGCCAGAGTGTCGTTATTCCGCATCTCAGCCACAGCTCCAACCGCAGAGCAAATCGCTAAAATCTATCGTGACGAGAAACCTCTGTTCCAAGAGGGAGCTAAGTGCACCATTTACGGTGATGAGAAGGATGTCCGTGCTCTCGCATTTGATGAAGACACTAAACTTCTCCATGTCGGAACTACAGGCTCTGACGACAGGGGGCGATCTGACTTTCAAGGATTTCAGCGTGTAAACAACACTACCTATGG